GTATGGCTATTTTCTACTATATCTAGACATCCATTCAGTTCTTTCAGATAGAAAAGTATCGTGTATGAAGGATGCTTGAGGTCCTTGTTAAAAAATTGTCCATTCTCATCCCTGTGACACGTGGAGACACTCGACTTTTCTATGGAGAGGAGATAGTTTTGGAATTCGTACCCCTCGCCTATGACACCACGTATGTTCTGGATCACTCGTGGATGTGTGGTGATGTACTGATAGACATCTTCGTACTTTTTTTGTTTAGAAAGTCCCAACAAATGTTTCACCTCCTCCTGTGTAAACATATCTATGAGATGATACCCATCAGGATCACTTTTAGTGAAAGTCCAATGATTTATGTACACAAAGATAGACAGTATCAATAAAAATATAAATAGTATCATATAGTATATGGGGACAAATTTAGCTATCTCATACAGTAATATTATCATGTTTATAATATTCGTACTGTTCCTGGGACAGCCAGAACACGTGGTACTTATCCACACGTGTATGGCTTTATCAGGTTCGTTGGTGGGTAATCAAGTATATTTTACAAACAAATTCACGACGTATGATAAATTTATGATTTACGATTTATATGTACACTGGGTACCGGCACTGTTGACCTTGGCCATGGTTGATTTCTCATTAGTGGGAACCAGACAGTTCGTCTTCGCATTCATGTATCCTATATTATATTTATGTTTCAGACTTTACAAAGATAATAAAGGATGGACGAATATTAAACCAGAAAACCCCTTGGAACATCTTAAGAAAATGTACCCACGGGTGGATATGAAATCATATCTCTTGTACTACGTGATTCTCATCGGCGCTTATTTCTTCCGGAACCAATTGGGCTTGCGTTCCTCATGATGACGTTACCGTTATTGTTCTTCCTCGCATTGTTAAAAGCCATTCTAGCAATGTTAGCAAAGTATTCAGGACGGGCAAAATCTCCACGGGTGGCTTTGGCTTTGGCTTTGGCTTTGGCTTTTGACTCAGCCTTCTTTATCTCACTATTCAACATCTTATTGTATTTGTTTTTTTGAGCCTTCATGGTCTTGATAAGACTCTTTATTTCATCATTTTTTACGGGGGATGAAGGTTTTTTGAAACGAAGTGGTTTAGCGTAGGGTAAAAGTCGGCTGACGGGAGAGGGCTTCTTCTTCATAGACCTTGTGAGCTGGACACGACGGGCTGGCATTTATATAAACTGATATTTTTTTACGCTCCCAACTGGGTTTGAACCAGTGACCTACAGGTTAACAGCCTGTCGCTCTACCTACTGAGCTATAGGAGCCACTTTGCTGAGAGTGGGGTTCGAACCCACGAGCACTACGTGCAACGGTTCTTAAGACCGCCTCCTTAAACCACTCGGACATCTATCTATGGAACTATTTCTTTAACTATTATAAATGAGAGTAAAACTCAGGAACAGTCCCAATCCCATGAAAAAGTACAGAGTCACCTTTCCCGATGGAAAACACGTGGATTTCGGAGGTAAGGGGTACTCCGACTACACCATACACAAAGATCCCGTGCGCATGAAGAGGTATCTCGCGCGTCACGGGCGGATGGGTGAGACCTGGACCAAAAATGGTATCAGGACAGCGGGATTCTGGTCGAGATGGCTCCTATGGAGTCGTCCGTCCATGCCCGAAGCTAAGCGACTCTTGTCTTCGCGTTTTGGTATTATCTTCACCCGAGGTTCTTCTTCGCCTTGAGAAACTTGGGGTCCTTCTTGAGAGCGTTCAACATAGTCGTTTTAGCGTTCATCTTCTTCATGGGCGGTGGCGGAGGAGGGGGAGGAGGGGGCTTCATCATCTTCGGGGGGGAAGACGGAGGAGTCATGAAGGGCGTGCTGACCTTCTTGGTGTGAACCACGCGCGGACGGTTATTGAGCGCACCCAGGACGGACTTACACATGAGAATCATGCCCTTGGTCTGCTTAGCGCGTTTACCGATGATGCTATTATCGTGGTTCCGAATCTCCTTGATGATTCGCGACTCCGTTTTCCTGACGCGCTTACCGTTCTTTTCGTAGGTGAGGCGAATGCCTCGATTGCGAGCATCTTGCTTCAGACTCATTTATCTTATACAAAGAAATTTTCAGTCCTGTACAGCTTAGCCTCGTAGGGTGTCGACTTTCCCAAGACATTCACTCTTTCCTGACCGTACAACTCTCGACACCCCATGTCGTCCATGCAGTCCCGATCCTCGTGAGTCACAGGCAGAGAGTATATCTGTTGCCCTGGGGTGGACGTGTAATAGTGGTACCGATCCCTTCGCCCCCTGACCTCCTTGCCGTACAGGGGTAGGGTCTCACCGTCTTCACCCAAGAGCACGCCCATCTGTTGGACGTGCCCGGGTTTGTACTCCTTCACGGGTGGCTTTCGAAACTCGGGTTCCCTGGGAATCTCCACGGGTACGGGAACCTCCACAGCGTACGGCGTGGGCACTTCCACCTCCCGTGGCTTAGCGGTGGCCAGGTACGCCACGATGGCGACGAGCATCACGATCACGGCTACAGCCAGTGATAATTTAGTCTGTTGCTTCATTTATATAACTGACGAATTTTATCCAACCCAGGAATTCTATTCAGTCTGAACTGAACGAGCAACCACAAAAAGAAAAGAAGACCCTTCACGAACCTGTCCGCGTCGCTGTCGCTCAGATTGTACACGGGGCTGATGAGCCTTCCGAAGAAAGTACCCTCCTTCTCGTTACCCGTGACGTACATTTCCATCTGCGTGAGGGCACACGTGTCGTCGTTCATGACCCAGTGAAACATGATGAAAGGAATCGCCAGCGAATAAAATTCGAGGATGTCCTTGTTGTTCGTGAAAGGAATGACGACCGATGCTATGAATAACACTGTGTGTAAGAAGAATATTATATTCATTAGTACTAATATGGATAAAGAAAAGAAACTATGGCATCCACAACAGGAGAAGATTCTGAAATCATGGGGTGAGGCGGCCGCGTGTTACAGATACATGAACAACCAAGCGTTTCTCATGTACAAAAAGTCTAGCATGCGGTACACACTCCCCATCATCGTCATCAGTACCGTGACGGGCACCGCCAACTTCGCGCAGTCCACGTTCCCACTGAGTATACGACCCATGGTACCCCTGGCCATAGGAAGCATGAACATCGTGACGGCCATCATGACCACCATCATGCAATTTCTGAAAATCAACGAGCTCATGGAGGGTCACAGAGCCGCCTCCATCCAGTACGGAAAGTTATCGCGGACGATTCGTCTCGAACTCTCCCTACCCCTCGAAGAGCGTGGGCACCATGGAACGGAGATGGTGGAGTACTGTCGATCGGAGTACGACCGGCTCATAGAACAGTCCCCATCCATCCCGCTGAGCATCATCCGACAGTTTGAATACGAGTTTCCTGACGATTCCACATTTTTCAAGCCGGAAATCATGCACATTCATCCCATCGAGACGTTCCTCAAAGAGGATGAGATGAAAGAGGAATTGAAGAAAGACCTGACGGCCATCAGACACCTTGAACAAGTGGTGATAGACGCCAGGCTAGATACGCCACCATGAGAAAGAGGATAATGTTAAAGAGTGCGACCCCGTATAGATAAGGAAACAACCTCACCTTGAGGGGCTCCATAATATATTCTAGGGCTTGTTCAGTGAGATCATCAGTGTCATCAGCCATGGATGCTTTTATTACTTTTACCCCACAAAAAAAGGAGAGACCCCCGACGCTCCACGAGAAGGAGATAGAGAGACTACGTACGTACGTGTCGGAAGGTAAGAATGTGTTCATCTGCGGTGCCACGGGCACGGGTAAAACGTTCGTGGTGGACAGCGTGTTGAACCCATCGAACTGCGTGGAGATTCATGCAGACAATATACCCAAGAAACTCTTTAGGAACGCGAAAACCTACACACTCATCGATGGGTACGATACTTCCATGAAACATCTGGTGACAGAAGATGCTCGGCGGCTGGTGGTGACTTCCACCGACGTGCACATGCTCCCCAATTTTGAACTCATCGTGATGCCCCGTAGAACACCCGAGGTACTGTCCACCCTCGAACCCAATTCGTACCACGCGGCAGTCAGGTCGAAGGGTAACATCAGGAATTTTTACGATTACCTGAACTGCTCGGATGAAAAAGACGTGTTCAAGACATCCAAGGAGATAGTGGCCGACATCCTGTCCGCCCCAGGGGCGTTCGACCTCTCACAGACTGTGCACGAACACGGACACGTGTGCGATGTCATACACGGAAACTATCTTTCCACAAAGAGTGAAGCCCACGCCTCCATCGTAGACTCTCTGTCTGTGGCTGACACCTACGACACGAGGATGTACAAGGGGGATTGGGAGTTCATGCCGTATTACGTGACAACCGGGATAGCCATACCCAAATATCACATGGAATCGCAGTTGGATCAAGAGACGATAAAACCCGGGAGTGCGTGGACAAAATATGGAAACTTTAGGATGCGCCAACAAAAATTAAAGAATATTCAGAATACGCACTCGACAAAACTCGGCATAGAAGAATTGGAAGTCGTCAGAAGATACGCGACCACGGGTGATCTAGGACCCGCCGTGGCGTATGGCCTCCAGCCCGGAGACTTCGACGTCATGAATCATCTGGCCCTCGGTAACAAATTGAAACCGAGCGAAGTCATGCGTATTAAAAAGAAACTGCGAAACCTAAACAATGAGCTCTGACGAAGAGACCGAAGACATGACCTGTAACGTGCAGGTGATTGGCACTGACATCTACTATTACGGTGATGTCACCAGGGATACTATTTTGAAACTCATCACGAGCACCAAGAAGCTCGAGAAGGAACTCCTCAAGAAGGCCGTGGACCTCGATGGGTACACCCCAAACATCAACGTGCACATACACAGTGACGGGGGTGATCTCTTTTCGGGCATGAACGCCATGGATGCTCTGCGCAAGACTCAGGTACACGTGACGACCATAGCCGAGGGAACCTGTTGCAGCGCCGCCACCTTCATACTCCTGGGTGGCGACAAGCGTCTCATGGGAAAGTGCGCGCACGTGATGATTCACCAACTGTCCACTGGATTTTTTGGAAAGTTTCAGGAACTCCGGGACGAGATGGACACGTGTAAGAAGCTCATGAAGACCATGAAGAAGGTGTACAAGGCGGAGACGTCCATCCCCAAGGATATCTTCAAACAACTCATGAAAAAGGACGTGTACCTGAATGCCGACGAGTGCATCAAGTACCAGATCGTGCACGGGACTGTGTGATGTCCACGTGGCGTTTATAGAGACCAGCTACAGCTAATACGATGATGACGATACAAATCGTGTTGAGGTTAAAGGGTATCGTCGTGTACGGAGGAGGCCTAAGTCGGTCCATCCTTTCATAATTTACAACCTGAACCATTTACTATAATGGAGACTATTTTTAAAACCGACGCCCGCGGCCGCCAACGTATGTTTGACATTCGTGTCGACAGATTACGTGATGGTACCGCGAACATCGTGAAGACCACTGGACTGGTCGACGGCAAGAAACAGACCAGCGTGATTCACGTGCCTCTCGGGTACGACAGTGCCGTGAAGCGCGCGAAGACGATGTGGAAAAATCAACACGAGACTGGTGTGTTGCCCATGCTGGCACACAAGTACGAAGACAGGAAACGGTACGTGTCTGAACCCATGTACGTCCAGCCCAAGTTGGATGGGGTGCGCATCCTCGTCAACAATAAGGGTGGCATCTCACGGACAGGAAAGGTGGTGCCGGGTACCGAACACTGGGGGAAGGATCTGAAGGATGGGGAGTTTCTCGACGGCGAATGCTACGTGCACGGCATGGATTTTGAATCCATCACGAGCGCCTTTAAGACGGCTCCGGAAAAGTTGGAGTTTCATGTGTTTGATTACTACGATGTGAACAGACCCCATCTGACATTCGAAGAACGCATGACACACGTCACGGTGGAGACACAACTCGTCAGACGAAAGGAGGATCTCCGGGATGTCCACGACGCCTTCGCCACCAGGGGGTACGAGGGTATCATGATAAGAAATCCCAGAAGCGTCTACGAACCCGGTAAGAGGACCAACGGACTCTTGAAGATGAAGATGTTCGAGACGGATGAGTTTACAATCGTGGGGGTCCACGAGGGTACGGGAAGGGACATAGGCACACCCATATGGGAATGCGAGACGAAAGAGAAAGACAGGTTTTCTGTGCGACCCGAGGGGTCCATGGAATCTAGAAGAGAGGCGTTCGCGCGTAGGAAGGACCTCGTGGGCAAGATGCTCACCGTCAGATATCAAAACATGACGGCTGCTGGTGTTCCACGGTTTCCCGTAGGGATAGCAATTAGAGACTACGAATGATTGTAATGTATTATGGAAGGAGGTTTCGTCAATATTCATCGTGGAAAAGTGAGCATCACTCAATACGATCCCAAGATTTGGAATACCCTTCGATTTGGTATTTGGGACGGAGGTGGTGATGAACTCGTCACGTCGATCATAGATTACAGTAAATACAGCGATAAGATTTTTAGAATATTCAAACACGATGGCATCACACCAGAAGGTCTAAAGATTTTCTTGACTCGCGAACACCCCGAAAATGTAGTATATCTAACACCATCCGTTCATTCGTCCCTGAAGCTACCCCCGAATATCAAGGTGCTCTATTCGGCGTGGAGACCCAATTATCTTCCATACACACCACCCGAACCCGAGGTTAGTCACGAGATCCAAAAGGTGGTTTTCCGGGGTCAGGGGTATCCCCTCCGGGAACATCTGTGTGAAAAGTTTAAAGATGATCCACGGGTCGATTTCAAAATCACCAAGGGGTCTTGGCATCCCGAGTTTAAGAATGATCCAAACAGACTCTCACCCACGGATATGAGAAAGTACCGAGGGATCATCAGCGTCCAGGGTGGTGCGGGACACCCCAGCAATCTTCAATGGGTTCTCGGGTCCGGGTGTGTCCCCTTGGTCCACTGTGACTTTCTCACGGGTCTTCAGATGGACATGAAACCGTGGGTCCACTACGTACCCCTCACGAAAGAAGGTATTCGTTGGATATTCGATGAACCCGAACAGGCGGACGAGATCATTCGGAACGCCCTGAGGCTACACAAGAACATAAAGTACAACATCCATAAACAAATGTCAGAAATAGTATGAAACTCATCGCCCACAGGGGCTATTCTCTCAAGCACAGGGACAATAGTCTCGAGGCTATCCAGACGGCCA